GATCTCTGTATACTGAAGGACGATTACAAGGATCTATGAGCGTCCTGGCCGATTGGGAAATCAAAAAACTTGCTGAAGAAGAGGAGATGATTGCCCCCTTTGTTGATCACTTGGTCAGCAAGGAAGATGGCCGCAAGCTCTTGAGCTATGGCCTCAGCTCATACGGCTACGACATTCGGCTATCCCCTTCTCAATGCCTGATTTTTGGTAAGGTACAAGCTGGTGATTGCGATCCCAAAAACTTCGATCCTGACATTCTGAAACCCGCTGATCTTTTGGAGGATGAGCGGGGTCAATACTTCCTGCTACCTCCGTACGGGTACTGTCTTGGTGTTGCGCAAGAACGCCTGAAGCTTCCCAGGGATGTCACTGTTGTTGCCGTAGGTAAATCAACCTATGCACGTTCAGGAATCCTGGTCAACATTACGCCTGCTGAAAGCGGATGGGAGGGTTACCTGACGTTGGAAATCAGTAACTGTACTGGACTCTTCAATCGCATCTATGCAAATGAAGGGATCACGCAACTGCTGTTTTATCGTGGTAACCCTTGTCACACCACGTACCAAGACCGGAAAGGCAAATATCAAGACCAGCCTAACAATGTGGTCTTTTCTCAGGTCTAACCAAAGGGTTTACCAAATTGCTCTTTAGGTTTACGGGCGTAGCCAACGGAACCGGTACGTCCACCCGAGTCTCCTAAGGTTGCGCTCGTTGGTTCACGGACCAAAGCACGTTTCTGGTACTCGCCAGCACTACGGGCAGCCCGCATGAACTTGGCAACTCGATCTTGATTGCTGTTGACAGAAGCCGCTGCACCTCGATTACCAGCATCTACTCGACGCAAGTCTGTGTCATAAGCCTGCTCAGGACGCAAATCTGAGACTTCAGCTCCAGAGGTACCGGAGTTGATACCTGGATCGTATGTAGGTTTAAATCTGTTGGCCATAGTAATATTTTAATATGAGTTGATTAATGAAATTGTGACGCACTCTGCTGCAAGCTTTCTCGATGCATTTGTCACTGATGAGATCAAGTGCAGGTGTCTTGACGAAGAAGATTTTGGTGCATCCCTTTCCAACGAAACCAACGATGTGCCACTCTACGACCAGTACAACCGTGGTCTGGTATTAGGAGAACAGGGCCTTGAACGCACTAACTTGGCCCTAGAAGGTAATCAAGAGCGTCCTGGTTTGACCGGTTATATCCCAAGTGCTGAAGAAGGCTTAGGAATGGGGGCAAGCCCAAAACCTAAAGCCTTAATACTAGATCTTGGTGCGCCAGATGAAGAAGAATTACTACTGTCTGCCAAACGTCGTGGTTTAAGGCGTTAATCTTTTTGACAATCAAGCTGGCCAGGCCAAATTAAATTTCTTTTAGCACAATTTTCTGCTTTAGTTAAAATCTGCAAGTTGTTTTCCACGTGCAAACCACACATGTATTTACTTTGAAGAGGGTAAATATGGTCTACCTCATGTGGAATTCCTGTAGCTTTTGTAAGCTCTGCAGCTTGTTTGTAAATTTGTTTAATAGCATTTAAATCGGCCCACAAGGGCAAAGCTTGCTTTTTAACGGCGCGTCGTTTGGCTTGTGTTGCATTTACCTTTTCTTTGTTTTTTCTCTGCCATTTCCACGCGTTTTCATTCGATTTTTTTCTTGCTAGTTTTAAATTTTTTTCTCGCCAAATTTTCATATTAGTTAGCGCTTTCTCTTTGTTATTTTCGTACCATTTTTGCATTGATTCATTATGTTTTTTCTTGTTTCTTTTGTACCAGTTCTGTTGATGTGCTTTTTGGCACTCCGGACAGCGCTGTTTTTCTCTGGGATATTGATGCAAGCCTTTGCGGCAAGTCTTAAAACCGTCTAAGATACTCATGTGACCAGTAAGAGTGGTTGCCGTGGGTAGAGAGCGCCAACTCTGCTACCCTTAAATTGTAACAAAAATTTTAAAACATGACGACGGAATCACGAGGTACTACAAGCAGGAACGAATGGTTTGCTCCCTTGGATGAGACTAGTGACTGCCCCGGAGGAGTCTGCCCGGTACCCTGGGCAGCCAAGGAAGAAGCTCCCGTTGTTCTTCCAGATGTAGTAAACCATCCTCCGCATTACACGGAAGGTGGTGGCGTGGAATGCATTGAAGCCATCGAATCCTCTCTTACAACCGAAGAGTATCGTGGCTACCTAAAAGGTAATATCCAAAAGTATTGCTGGCGAGAGCGTCACAAAGGCGGTACAGAATCACTGAAGAAAGCACAGTGGTATCTGGAGCGCCTTATCCAGCTTGATGAAGCTCAGAAGGGCTGAAGTTCATCTTCATCATCGTCGTACTCGTCGTCATCCATACAGGCGGCGGCGAGTTCAGCCAATTCTAGATCTGTCGGAGCATCCCAATCCAATTCAATATTTTCGCTTGCCATTAAATCTTTAATAGCACACCACTCCATCATGCGTTGATGGTAGAGGCTAAGCAGAGCGTAACGCAGTTCTTCCCATGTCATTTCTTGGGATTGAAGCTCTGCTTTACGCATGGAAAACTGGAGTTCCAGAGGGAGTTCAAATTCCCGTGGCTCAACTGAACGCTCCATTCCACTCTGCATTTGCTCGTTGCAATTATTCTAATCCTAGCTAGTGAATAGCAAACCAAGTTCTTGGTCTGGGAAATCGCCCCACTTGTTTTCGTTTACACGAAAGGCATTGGCAAACTCTGACAGGATGTAAGGACTGATGCGTTCTTCCAGTTGACGAACTGCACGTACTTCATGGGGAGCAGCGCTGTAGTTGCGAAAGGCCGTCAGAAGCACTTCAGTGGAGGACCAGGGATTGGCATCAACCTCTTGCAGGAACAAGTTGATCTCTTCCCTGCGGCGGTCCAGAAGCCCACCGATGACGTTGTGCTCCTCATCACAGATCCAATGGCCCATCTCCTGCGTAGCGCCACAGAAGTCCTCTGCTTCAATGTGGTCGATAACGTGGCTGTACAGGAAAGGATCCCAACCGACCGAATGGATGAATGAGATCAAAGCCTGGCGCATACTGTTGTCCAGGCCAAGGTTGAGCTTGGCTAGCTGGTTGTCAATGACATTGATCTCGTGGAAGAGGTATTCCAGTGCCTTCTCACGAGTGCAGCATTGGCCACGCTTGACGGGAGAACCATCGGGATAGAACTGAGTTCCAAACCCGATGGTGTAAGGGTCTTGACCAGTTGTCGGATCGGGGTATGCCTTTTCGCTATACCCTTCGTATTTGCGGATTAAGTTAACCGCATGCGAAAGATCCGACATAGGAGTAACAATTAATACTCCTAATATACATAATTTTTACTTGCCTTGACCACGAGAAAGCTTACGTCCATGATTGGGACGCGAATGCTTGCCATCGCCTTGACGTGTCTTCTTGGGCTTGGATTCAATTTGGATGACTGTGGATTTGGGTTTTGCCATGCTGGTAACGAAACAGCAGACAAATTCTACCAGGCTTTACAAGACCAGTAGCCTGCCGTAAGCTTGCTTTTAGGTTCGTCACAGTTGTGGCGGGCACGGAAATTCTTGCGTCGTTCTGGATTGTCGCGTTTGATTTCCATGTTGGCATCACCAAAACGGACTATTTTTTCTTGTCCATTTTCACAAGCTTTTACAACAGATTTCTTTCCGCCCTGTACGTCACGTCTCGGCTTGTTGCACGGCATTGAGTCCTTAGCAATCTTGGAAGCTTTTGCTGCTTTTTTATATTTATCTGACATGTGTTATTAACCGAAAAAAGAACCAAAGCTGCCCAGGAAATCTTGAGGAGACGGAGTTTTGCTAGCTGTTGTCTTGCTACTTCCTATTTTAAAGTATGAGGGCGCACCTTCATCCTCTTCATCTGCAAAAATACTGAAATAACTTTTCTTTGTAGGTAGCGTAGTTTGTTTCGTGCTGCTGTCTTCAAACATGCTACCGATGGACGAGATGGCGGCAAATGGATCGGACATGTCAGGCATGGAGAAACCAAACAAGCCTTGCATCCCTCCTTTAGTAGATATCCTGGCATCTACCTTCCCAAGATTTTTATCTTCTTCAGTCGCATCTGGAAAAAAATCACGATAAAACTCTGACTCATTTCCGTTGTACCCGGCTTTCTTAAAGATGTTAAAAAGGGCTGTGCCGCCAGTTTTTGTTTTTGTTTTTTCATCCGCATCCCGCTGGATGTAGCCAACCCCTAATTGTTCCTGCGTAGGTTTAATTTCTTGTTCGTTAAGAAGACGAATTTTTTCACGTATTTCAGAAGCAGGTTCTGTTCTCAAAAATTCAGCAAGATATGCTTTGACTTGCTCGGCAGGTGTTTCCTTGGGATCCAAGCCAACACCTTTGAGCTGTGTTAAATATTCTTCTGGAAGATCCTTTAGGTTTAGCTTATTAACCAGTTCTTGCGTCTTCGTTTCTGCAGAAACAAAGTTTAAAAAAACCGGGTTACTGTACGAAGCCTTTTCATTTTGAAGTGCTGTTGCTAAATCTTTTTGGATAA